GAAAAATTTAATTTAGATAAAGAAAATGATTTACCTTTCTTTAGAACTTTACATTCATTTGCTTTTAACCAATTAGGTATGACAAAAGAAAAAATGATGAAACCAGAGGACTATAAAGAGTTTGGTGAAAAATGTGGTATTCCAATTAAAATTGCAAAATTTTCTGATAGTGATGGCACATTTAATTCTGATAATGAATACCTTACAATAATAAATACAGCCGCAGTTAAGAGAATGGATTTATTAGAATATTATGATTCAAGAAAAAACATATTAGATATAGAAAGAAATACTTTATTTTTATTATCTGAAGAATTAAAAAAATTTAAGAAAGAAAAAGGATTGAAAGACTTTAATGATTTATTAGAAGATTTTATTTTAAAAGAAAATTTAGTAACGTTTGAAGTTTTATTTATAGATGAAGCTCAAGATTTATCTTTAATACAATGGGAAATGGTTAGAAAAATTTGGCAACTAGCTAGAAAAACTTATATTGCAGGTGATGATGACCAGGCAATATTTAAATGGGCCGGTGCAGATGTAGATCATTTCATAGCATTGAAACAAGAAGTAGATAATATAAAAGTATTAGATCAATCTTATAGAATACCTGGTGGCCCAATACATGAGCTCTCACAAAAAATAATAAGCAAAGTACAAAAAAGATTTGATAAAGAATATAAACCGAGAATTGAACAAGGTTTGTTAAGAAGATATTCAGATATTACTCAAGTAGATATGTCTAAAGGTAATTGGTTGGTGTTATCATCAGCCAATTATTTTTTAGAAGACGCAAGAGATTTATGTGAATTGCAAGGATGGTATTATCAGTACAAAGGTAGAAACTCTGTACCATTAAAATTATTGCTGGCTTTAAATAATTGGGAAGCTTGGCGTAAAGGAGGTTTATTAAATCATTTAGAAATTAAAAATATATATGAATACCTAGGTTCAAATGTTTTAGATGGTTTTAGGAAAGGTAAAACTTTACATTCTGAAGAAAAATATAGTTTACAAGATTGTAAAGATAAACATGGATTAATAACTGATCAAGTTTGGTATGAATCTTTTGAAGGATTAGATACCATTACAGAAAACTACATTCGTAATATGAGGGCGAATGGAGAAATGATAAATAAAAATCCTCGTATAATAATGTCAACAATACATGGAGCGAAAGGAGGAGAAGCTGACAAAGTTTTACTAATGCAAGACTTAACTAACGCGGCACTTGAAACATTTAGTTATGATCCAGATGAATTACATCGTTTGTTTTATACTGGTGCAACAAGAGCTAAAAAAGAATTGCATGTATTAGATCCTAAAAACTTTGATAGAGCTTATATTATATGAAATGTTTTTATTGTAATGCAGAAGTAGTGTGGCAAAATGATTATGATGCTGAAGATGTAACACCAGATTCAGAATATACAATTATATCTATGTATGATTGTAAGGAATGTAATACTTGGTACGAAGTTTATTCACACAAAAAGGAAGACAATGAGTAAAGAAAAAGGAAGACAGTGGGATGGTCATAGTAGACCAACTAATGATTTATATAAAAAAAACTTTGATGAAATCTTTGGTAAAAAAGAAAAAGAAAAAGAAAATAAAGAAGAGGAGAAAACAAATGACGAATAAAGATATGTTTGATGAAGCATTTCCACAAGACAAGCAGATAGGTGGGAATCACTACAAAGACTTTCACATTCAACCGTATGAATTTATTTCTAAAAATAACTTGAGTTTCTTTCAAGGAAACGTTATTAAATATGTTTGTCGTTACATGAATAAAAACGGCATTCAAGATTTAGAAAAGGTGATTCATTATTGCGAGTTAGAAATAAAAAAATTAAGAGATATGGATGTCAAGCGAAAACGAAGTAGGTAAAAATTGGAGTCTATATTATAGAGAAATGTATGAACCTAAAATTAAAAGGTTAACTGAAAAATATAGAGAAGTATATGATGAAAACCAAAAGATGAAAAGAAGATTAGAAAAGTATGAAAAAAATAAAAGAATGATATGTTACTATAATAAAAAGGAAGACTGATGAGAAGTACACAAATACCTTTATTTACACCCGAAACAGAGTGGGTTATGCCCGAAGAACTAAAAGATCTTCGAGGTTATAAAGAAATAGCTATAGATTTAGAGACTAATGATCCGTATTTAACTACACTCGGATCGGGGAACGTGACTGGTAAAGGCCACATTGCTGGCGTTGCGGTGGCCGTAGAAGGGTGGTCAGGCTATTTTCCGATACACCATGAGTCTGGTGGTAATATGGATAAAAAATTAGTACTTGGATGGTTACAAGATATATGTAATCAAACCGAAACTACCTTTATATTTCACAATGCAATGTATGATGTCTGTTGGTTAAGATCAGCAGGTGTAAATATAAAAGGTAAAATAGTTGATACTATGATTGCGGCATCTTTAATAGATGAAAATAGATTATCATATAGATTAGATATCCTAGCAAAACATTATGTTGGGTTAGGTAAAGATGAAAATGTTTTAAATGCGGCGGCTAAAGAATATGGTTTGGATCCTAAAAAAGATATGTGGAGATTACCCGCGCTTTTTGTTGGACAGTACGCGGAACGTGATGCGGAAGCAACATTAAAACTTTGGCAAAGATTAAATGTAGAATTGTACAATCAAGAATTAATGGATGTATTTAATCTTGAGACAAAATTATTTCCTTGTTTAGTAGATATGAGATTTAAAGGAGTAAGAGTTGATTTAGATAAAGCAAGTAAAATTAAAAAAAATTTAATTACAAGAGAAAATAAAATTATTAGTAAAATCAAAGATTTAACAGGAATTGATGTAGAAATACATGCAGCTCGTTCTATAGCAAAAGCTTTTGATAAATTAAAATTACCATATGATAGAACAGAAAAAAGTAACGAACCTAGTTTTACAAAAAACTTTTTACAAAACCATCCACATGAACTTCCAAAATTAATTGCAGATGCAAGAGAAATTAATAAAGCTCACACTACATTTATTGATTCAATAACTAAACATGCGGTTGAAGGAAGAATACATGCGGACATAAATCAAATTAGATCAGATCAAGGTGGAACTGTTACAGGTAGGTTTAGTATGTCTAATCCAAACTTACAACAAATTCCCGCAAGACATCCTGAATTGGGCCCAATGATAAGATCAATATTTATTCCAGAAGAAAAATGTAAATGGGGAACTTTTGATTACTCACAACAAGAACCTAGAATTTTAGTACATTATGCAAAGTTACAAAATCTTATGGGTGTTGATGAAATTGTAGATGCATATAAACAAGGTGATGCAGACTTTCACCAGGTTGTTGCAGATATGGCTGGTATTGAAAGGAAACAAGCCAAAACAATTAACCTTGGTTTAATGTATGGTATGGGTAAAAATAAATTAATGGCAGAACTAGGTTTGATGAAAGATTCTGCAGAAAAATTAATTAAACAATATCATTCTAAAGCACCATTTGTAAAACAATTGATGGACAATGTATCTCGTAAAGCAAATGATAGAGGTAAGATTAGAACTTTAGGTGGTAGAGCGTGTCATTTTGATTTATGGCAACCAACACAATTTGGTATCTTTAAACCATTACCTTTAGAACAAGCTAGAAAAGAATATGATGAACCTTTAAAAAGAGCTTTTACATACAAAGCTTTAAATAAATTAATACAAGGATCAGCGGCCGATATGACTAAAAAATCTATGGTTGCTTTATATGAAAATGGTATATTACCTCATATACAAATACATGATGAAGTAGATATATCTATTGAATCACCTAAAAAAGCAGAAGAAATAATTGAAATTATGGAGAATGCTGTTAAGTTAGAAGTCCCAAATAAAGTTGATTTTGAACAAGGAGACAATTGGGGAGAAATTAAATAATGGCATATCTAAATGCAGATATACCACCTATTTATTGTAAAGTAAGGAAGGAGTATCTTTATGATTTTAAAAAACATCAAGGAGAAAGTGAAGAGTGTGTGGTCTTTGGTCTTACCTCTATGGCAGGAGCTGCAACGTTATTTCACATTATGTTACCAAATGGCGCCGTCTTTTTTAGATTGCCTATCAGCGCGTTTTTCGAAAAATCGTATGACAGATCCGAAGTGCCCGATATGCCGGTTGACCAGTTACAACTGTGGAATAGTTTTAGTTATTATCCTAGTGTTCATAGCTTTGGTTATCTAATTTCACAACGTGGTAAATATTTTGGAAAAGATAAAAAATTTTATTATGGAGAATATTTATTCACGATTGATTGGGCCCATCCGGAAAGTAATATCCTGGATACAGAACATAGTGAAATCCCTGATCAACATAAGTGTGGCCACGTATTGGCTCTTGATAACGGCAATTTTGCAATTCAGCCTAATAATCGCATTCTTTGGAATATTAGTAATTTCACTTTTAAGTCCGATATACCTGACTATTTTGTTCAAACTACAGAGTGGAACGTTGAAAATAAAAACTGGATTACAGAAGATTCAGACAAAATGTTCTATGAAATCAATAAAAAAGAATAGTTTAAAATTATTGATTGTGGGAAACATAATTGATAAAATATACAGTCTCATCGAGAAATACTCCAGCAGACTAAACGTCTGGTCATGGCAAAAAAGATGGGGTAATCGCCAAACAGGGACTGGATATGGAAAAAAAAGAAAAATGTAAAAAATGTGGTTGCGTCTGCCACTGCAATCAAGACGAGCATTACACACAACTAATGGATTTATGCGAATGCGGTAAGTGTGAGCATGAAATATTAAGTGATGAAGGAGATTGTTTATCATGTCAGTAGTGGAGTATGCCAGGATGGATTATAGATTCACAGCTATATTAATAATCTTAATGTGTTTATTAGCATTTTTTGGAGGGCCAAATATCAGATGAAAATAAATGATAACACTAATATCGGTCTTCCGTTAAGGAACTTAATTGGTTTGATCGCAGCCATAATTGTTGGCGCGTGGTTTGCTTTCGGTGTTATCGAAAGACTTAATAAATTAGAAACTAAAAATCAACTGTTTGAAAAAGATTTACTTGAGGCATCCGTTCAAAAACCCATAGACCAGGAGCAGTTCATGATCCTTGAATGGCAGGCAACACAAATAGAAAAAATGCAAAAAATGTTAGAAGCAAATGTACACACTGGTGTAATGTTATCTAGTCATGAAAAAGAAATAGAAAAATTAAAAAAAGATATAGAAAAATTAAAAGACGCAACAAGAGATATTAAATTTGCAAATGGTAATGGAGCGCATTAATGACACAGTTAGTGATAGCCCTATGCCTTTTTATAAATGGCCAATTAGTAGAACACCGAATTCAAGATAATATGAGTACATGCCTTAAAATGAAGCGTGAGGCAACACGTAATATGGAAATGAATAATAAGCAATTTATGTGTGGTGAAGTAAAAGCAGAGCTTTACAAAAATGTTGATGGTAGTATAAGTATTAATAAAATTATACAGGAGAAATAATGACAAAAGAATTTGAGAAAAGATTAAAACTAAAAGCAGAAATAGTTAATGGTGTATGTCCAACATGTGAAGTAGACACTATTTTAGTTGGTATTACACAAGAATTTTTTAGATGTATGGATTGTGGTACTGATTTACAACAACATATAAATGGTAAAATATCTTATCTTCCTGTTATTACCCCTCCTAAAAATAAAATAACACGAGTAAAAGACTGGGACGATGGCCAAGATTAAGTTTACACACTTTATACCTAGAGCAAAGCCTAAAAAACGTCCAAGAGTTCACAAGAAATCAAAAAATAAATCAGAAAAAAGAGACTTTAAAAAATACAACCGACAAGGGAGACCATGAAGTTTGTATTAGTACTCTATTTATGTAGTATGATTAGTGGTCAGTGTGTGTCACCACAAACACCGGGATATCAATTTAAATCTCATTATGATTGTGCTATTGCCGGATATGCATTTTCTCAAGAAGCTTTAAAAGAATTAGCAAAGGATGAATACTATTATGGTATCGATCGTATTAATGAAGAAAGACTTGCTATTAAATTTGAATGTAAAGAATTAAAAGGCGCTTAATCAATTAAGAGTTGAATGCCGCTGACAAGAAAGTCAACGGCAAACAAAAGGTGTGAGAAGAGATCCTCATTATATATTAAAAATTTTTTACTTGCAACACTTGTTTTTCTGTTGTAATTTCCCATAAATAATTTACAAAAATGATACAAAAAGAAAGTAAAATATGGAAAAAATAACAAAAGGAGAAATAAATGGCCGACCCTAATAAATTTAAATCTGTATCAGTACCAATTGATACTTATAAAAAACTAAACTTTTTGGCGAACGGAAAATTTTTAGATGCGAACTTAACCATTAGTAAAACGATAGAAGCTCTAGCTTCACGTGCTGCTAAAAAATTAGGATATAAAAATGGAAAAGCAAAATAAAAAAATAATTTGCCAAGACTGTAAAGGTAATGGTTTTATTTATGTTGACAGAGACAAAGATTTATTTAATGTCAGACAATGTACAACATGCAAATCACAAGGTGAATTGACTGTGGACTTTAATAAAGAATTAGAAGAGATGACTAACCTAGCAAGGACTCAATGTTAGATTTAAAACTAACAGATGAGATAAGACAATACGCATACAATCAAGTAAAGACTCATAACTTCGGTCAACGTTCATCTGGATTCAATGGTAATTTTGAAAGACAATATACCGGTATTGTTGGTGAGTGTATCGTTTACAAAGCACTGAATAAAGAATTACCACAGTATGATAGCGGATCGCTGATCGAGGATATAGTCATTAACAATAAAAAAATAGATATAAAATCTATGGCCCGTAATGTGGACATGAAAGATTTTTATGTTCACAACTTTGTTGGTTATCAAAAAGATTCTGCCAACGATATTTTATTGGGTGTAAGTATTAATAAAAAAACTGGCGTTGCGCAAATTTGTGGATGGCTACCTAAAGAAGAGTTTTTAAAAAAAGCAAAATTTTTTGAAAAAGGTTCTGTGAGAACTAGAGCGGATGGTAGTACTTTTAAAACTATGGCCCCGCTGTATGAACTAGAAAATAATAAACTTAATCCTATTAACTCAAAAGAAGATTTGGAAAATATAAAATGAAACTAAATAAAAAATTTATCTATCCTAAAACAAAACGTGAAATGATCGACGGACTACGACACTATGATATTGATAGTAAAGAAAAGTTACCGAGTGTTACTACAATTTTAAAGGCTACCGAATCACCCGAGAAACAAGAATCACTACAACGTTGGCGCGAAAAAATGGGCGTTGAAAACGCGGCGCGGATCGTGGATGAAAGTGCCGCTAGAGGTACAGCAATGCACCTTATACTAGAAAAATACATAGAAAAACAAGGATATTTAGACCTAACTCAAGTAGGACAACAAGCCCATAATATGGCTATACGGGTCATAGAACAGGGCCTATGCAACGTTTCTGAATATTATGGCCTGGAGGCCACATTATACTATCCTGGGCTATATGCGGGCGCTACAGACCTTATAGCGGTGCATAAAGGACAGGATGCTATAGTCGATTTTAAACAAACAAATAAACCTAAAAAACGAGAGTGGATCGAGGATTACTGCTTACAATTAGCGGCATATGCTATGGCCCACAATTATGTTTACAAAACTTCTATTACCAAAGGTGTTGTGATGATGTGTTCAAAAGATAACTATTATCAAGAATTTGTCATCGAAGGTGAAGAGTTTAAAAAATATAAACACCAATGGTTAGAACGTGTAGATCAATACTATAAACAAAAAAAGGAGAAAGAAAATGTCGGATAGATATATTGATGTAAAGATGGATGAACTTGCTAATATAAAAGGTATGATTGATAAAACTTCAGGTATCGATAAAGATAAGTGGACTAAAAAATGGTACAAAGTTACTGAAGAAATAGCAAGTGCTGTTAAAACTTTAAACAATGCAAAATCAAAGAGAGATCATATATGAGATTAAGAGACTTTCAAAGTATACTTGATAAGTTTACCGACGGACAAAAAGGAACTATTATTTCTGATTGTCCTATTTATATTGAAACCATGGATGGTCATTTAGAAGAGGTTAGAAAAATAGAACTTCAACAGAATCAATTAATTAATTCACCAGAACCCGCAAGAGTTGTATTGAAGGCTGAATCTATTAAACGATTTAGATCAATAACTTTTAATCAAAGTTAATTGACTTATCTTTTAAAATTAATAAAGTTTAATTTGGGGGTAGGAAAGCGAGAGTGGAACTATCCCCAGGGCCCTAATTATGAAAACTAAAAAGAAAATAATCATAGAATGTAAGGACATTACACAAAAACAATTTTCTAATTTATTGATTGAATTAAATTTAATCTGTAAACAATGGAAGTCTTACGCTACTCTTGAATT